TTGGTAACTGTCTTGTAGCGTCGTAAGTGATCGACACGATTTCAAAAGACATACGAGGCAACTTCAGTGCGACCTTACGTTCGGACTGTTCTCCTTTACTCATCTCCTCTAGTCGTGAGATGAAGTTTCTGCGAGGCGCGTATGTCAGAGGCAACTTGACCTGAGACAGTACCTTACCGTCCGCAGCGGTTCGTAGTATGTGCATGTCGTCGAACATAGATCCGAACAACGCAACACATGTACGTACACGTTTGTGATAGAAGTGTCCACCCATCATTAGATTATATCTCCAAACGGATTCGACTCACTGAAGTCAAGGAAGTCTCCTTCCCAATCATTGAATACTTTGTTCTGTGCGTCGACCTGTATCTCGTTGACACCTTCGTCTTGTGAGACTGGGGTCATAGACGCATTCGGACCAACGACTGGACGATCCGTCGCCCACTCGTGATACTTACCATCGGTTGCGCCTGTATGTGCGATCTTCAAAATGCGAGTGTCACTATTCCATGAAGTGACCTCACCATTTAATATGTAGTCGTCGAATACCTGTTGAACGTCCTCGCCTACTAGGTAGTATGATTCGTCTCCCTCAACAAAAGGAGGCATTTGTAGTTCGTACTGGAACGCACCCTCGACTTCGATGTTATCGATGTCCGGAATGCCAGTGTCGAAGTCTTCGTCTGAGAACTCGAACAACTCGCACTGCATACGGAATGTAGGTAGTTGAGACAATTGGTAGAAAGGAGTTTCTGTCTCCACCTTCATCACTTGGAATAGTGACTCAGACATAGGCAGATAGATTACGTCACCCTCACGTGGACGGAACTGCGCATCCGCAAGACGATCACCGACTAGTTCTCTCCATCGACGACGTGCGATGACAAAGGTGGCTTGATCGCGGATCTCAATACCGAACTTGGTAAAGATGTCTCCCTCTCCATCGAACCCTTCTGCGTTCTCGATGTAGACCTCGACCTTGTATGCGTCACCAAACTGAGACTGGATGCTGTCTAGGAAGATGTCCTCTTTCTCTACGATCTCACGCGGTAGATAGTACACATCCTGACCGTAGAATTTGATGGACTCGATTATCAAGTCCTCATACAAACTCTGTTCGGATCGGTTCTTCTGACTGATATATGGATTAGTCGCCATGGTTTACCCCATAAAGAACATTGGACCTTCGTCCTCTTCCAATCGGAACTTCTCCATGATCTTGTCGATGTCTGCGATTGCGTCATCATAGATTTGACGACCATTGATAGTGACCCCGCCAGGCAACTGCATACCGTCAAACTTGATTAGGTTGATACCCCACTGACGTTTGATCAGTGCGGTTGTGTATTCTTTTAGGAATCGGTGGTTCCATAGATTGTTGTATTCAGATACCGTATCGTCCGGACTGCGAATACCATAGACCTCGAACACGACGAAGTCTCCCGCTGTTAGTTTCGTTTTAGAAACAAGTAGATTCACACGATTATACTGTCGATCAAAGGTCATCTGTGGTTGACCCATCAACTTCATGTCGAGCAGTGATAGTTGTTGTTGCATACCTTCGTAGTAGGCCAGATCTCCCAACACACCGTTCGCACGAGTGAAGTCTGATATGGTATACTGTAGGTACTGCCACGCGTCACTAAACCACCCCTGAGAGTTCGACAGGGTGACTGGTAACATACGTACCACCGCAGTCAAATCAAGGTCGTCCGGTAGATCTACGGTCTGTGTGTCGATGTCCTGTTGCGTTAGTTGGTGTTTGAGGTAGTATCTCTTCGACCCGTCTGGGTGGTTCTCACGGAACCATTGGAGTGCCTCATCAACACGATCATCTAATTGTTCGTCATCGATATTGATCTCAACAACTGGGTGTCCCAGTGCACGTAGGCAATACTCGATTAGTTCTTCTCTGTCAGTAGCGTACATCTAATGTGTCTCGAAGTTACGTGTGTGTCTCTCTATTTATACGATTTTATTTATAGACATAAAAAAAGGGAGTCCGAAGACTCCCTCTTTCATCGAAGTTCTAAGAACTTGGATTAGTTGACAACAGTACCGTTGACATCATAGACATCGATACGGTAGTGTGTACCTTCCTGACCATCTAGCTTATCAGCGTTAGTTGCGTTGTTTGGAACTAGAGCACTCTCTGTTTCTGAGATGTCTAGTGAGAACTTACCAGATGCTTCATCGTAGTCGATGCAAGAGTTTGCATCTGCACCAACACATGCCTTAGCACGTGCTTCGGTGAAGTATAGGTTCGTTGAACCTTCTGATACGTTATCAGTACTCCATGCTTCGATTGCAGTTACACCACTTTCTAGTGAAGAGATGCGAGTAGTGTTAGAGTTAACAACACCTGTGATCGAACCATCAGCAGCTTGGAATGCAGCAACGATCTCTGTTAGAGAGTCTAGTGCCGCTGGATCTGTGTTAGACACAATGCTGTTGATCTGAGTTTGCAGACTTGAGTCAGCAGCGTTACGTTGTGTCGCTTCATCAGCAACCGCAGCGATACGTGCCGCAATCTCATCATCGATATCTGACTGTAATGCAGCATCAGCAGCTTGACGGTTTGTCGCCTCACCAGAGATGTCGTCTGCCATTAACAGGTCAGCCGCTTCACGTGCAGATGTTTCTGCCGAAAGTGCAGTCTGTAGTGAAGAGATATCGTTATCGTTAGACGTGATCTGCGCTTGTAGGTCAGACTTGTCACCAGATGTTGATGTGTCTAGTGCGTCGATCTGTGACTGTAGACCGTTGTCCGCAAGGATGCGAGCGTTAGTCTCAGCAGTGATCGCGTTCTGACGTGCAGATTGTTCAGCACTTACCGCCGCCGCACGAGCACTTACTTCTGCCGAAATATCGTCTGATAGACTTTGGTCAGCAGCCGCACGAGCAACTTCTTCCGCAGTGATTGCAGCAGTGTTAGATGAAGTCGCAGTTTCAGTCGCATCCATCTCTGATTCTAGGGTTGATACACGGCCTGTTAGGGCAGATGCGTCACCACCTAGATTGGAGATTAGAGTTTGTAGATCTGAGTCCGCACCTTCGTATGCAGCAACAATCTCTGTTAACTGGTTCAGTGTTTCTGGTGAACCGTTAGTGATTGCAGATACTGCCGCAGATACTGTGTCGATGTTAGACTGTAGAGTGTTGTCCGCACTAGTACGAGCACTTGCTTCTGCATCGATGTTTGACTGTAGGACAGCGTCTGCAGCGATACGAGCAGCTTCTTCTGCGTCGATTGCGTCTTGTAGTGACTGACGACCAGATACACCTGTTGATGATACTGTGTCGATCTGTGACTGTAGAGAACCCTCTACCGCAACCGCACGTGCAGTCTCAACGTTTACTTCGTTTGAGTTTGCAACGTCACCCGCGATACGAGCAGCAGTTTCAGTTGCTAGGTCAGTACTTGAAGTGGACGATGCCGCATCAACGTATGCCTTAGTTGCCCCATCTTGTGCCGCAGTTGGATCTGACATGTTAGTAAGTTTGTTACTGTCCATGTCAACGTCAGCAGTCATCTGGATGGTAGTTGAACCTGAAGATGTGCTGATACCAGCAGTACGTGCGTTTGCAGCAGCAATTGCCGCCGCGTTAGCTGCGATGTCTGTGTCGTTCGAAGTTACTTGACTTTGTAGGTCAGCAACGTCTGTTGGTGTTGCAACACCGTTCGTTAGAGTAGTGTTGATTGTTGCGATGTCAGTTGCGTTCTGAGCAGCTGCCGCAGAGTTTGCAGCAACAGATGCAGTCAGAGAACTATCCGCACTTTCGAATGCAGCAACAATTTCCTGAAGCGTATCAAGTGTTTCTGGGGAAGTCCCTAGAATAGCACTTACCTGCGCTTGTAGGTCTGCGATGTCAGAAGAAGTCAGACCTGCAACAGCATCGGCGATCGCGGCAGGTACAACCTTACCGTCTGCGCCGATTACAGTTACGTCGTTGATAGAGATGTCACCATTCGATACGTCAACGCCGTTCTGTATTCTAAATTTCTTATTTGTAGACATTTTGTTTACCTTTTAGAATTTAATGGAGGGGGAGAGCTGATCCCTCCCCCGACTATTATCAAAGTTCCTTATGCGTCAACGTATGTTACTGAGACAGAAACTACCGCACCTGCTGCTTCAGCAGTGTATAGTAGTTCAACACTCTGTCCGTTTACACGAACGTCCGTATCACCTAGGAATGATGAACCAGTGAATACGACACCATACTCAACGATGTAAGCAGATGTTCCATCGTGGACAACTAGTGCCTCACGAGTTTCGAATTCACCACCCGATTCTACTGTTACAACATACTTCGCAGAACGATACTGGGTCTTGTTGAACGCAGAAACTACTGTAGCAGAAGTTCCAGCGACAATGTCGTTACCCTGTTCGAACACCTTGATGTTGTCAGCAAGAGTTTCCAGACCAACCGACTTAGGATCTAGTACACCAACTGAGTTAGTAGACTGTGCGATTACAACCGCTTGTGTACCAACTGGGATTGCAGCGTTGAATGTGATCAACTGGTTGATCGCATCAATGTTGTAGTGTACGCCTGGATCCTGAATAACACCACCAACGAAGACGATTGCGTTCTGGTCTTGCGTGTAGAAGTCTAGTGCGAATGTAGTCTGTGCACCGTCACCAGCCATTGTCTGACGCTGTGCGTTGTTGAATGCCAACTGAGTTGGATCCTGTAGAGACATTCCGTCTAGTGTGTTACTTACACGTAGAACGTAACCGTTCTTACCGTCGTATGATGAATCAGCAACGTCTACTAGCTCTAATAGAGACTTAGCAGTGTCAACTGAGAATGCACCAGTCGATGGATCGTAAGATACCTTACCTTCACCAGCAGTGTCGACCGCAGATACTGAGGCACGTGCACGAGCAGTTGTGAAGTATAGGTTATCACCTTCGGCTACATCTGTAGTTGAGAACTGCGAGATGTGTTGTGCAGCAAGACCTGCATCCAACTGACCCTTGTTTACTGCGTCTTGTGGGTCTGTACCGTTAGCGACTGAAGTGACTTTGTTGCCACCCATTGATAGAGAACCAGACATGGTGTCTCCAGACTTAGCGACTTTACCGTCGATCTGAGTCTGTAGGTTTGCGTCCGCAGCAGCGAACTCACCACGAATCGCCGCACCCTGTGCCGCACGATCAGTGATCTCTTGTGCAAGTCCAGTAGCGTTAGTAGCGATGTCTGTTTGGTTAGTTTGGATTAGGGATAGTAGATCACCATCACCAGACTGAAGTGCAGCGACGATCTCTGTTAGAGAATCTAGTGCAGCAGAGTCAGTGTTAGATACGACGAAGTCGATCTGTGACTGTAGTGATGTCTCAACACCCTGTGCACGTGCAGCTTCTGCAGCGATTGACTGAGCGTTAGTTGTGATTAGATCACCTAGATCCGATTCCGCACCAGTTGCACGAGCAATCTCACCGTTGATTAGAGTGCGGTTTGCATCTTCAGCAGCGGTAGCACGAGCAATTTCTGCGTCGATTTGAGACTGTAGGTTGCTAGTACCAGAGTTACGTGTGTTGTCAACTGACTTGATTGCCGCATCTAGTTTCGCGGCCGCATCTGCTAGAGATGTAGATGCGTCTATGTAGTTTGTACCTGTTGGTGTGATGTAAGTACCATCAGCGTTTACACCAGCAGCAAGTTGAGTTGCAGTCATTTCACCTTCAACAACTGTTAGACGTGAGTCTAGTCCGTTGTCAGCGATTTGACGTGCAGTTGCTTCTGCGTCGATGTTACCCTGTAGAGTTGCGTCAGCACCAGAACGTAGTGCAGCTTCGTTTGCAACGATACCGTCTGCGTATGTCTTAGCTGCAGCTTCTGCGTCGTCCGCTTCTGCTTCTGCGTATGATTGTGCAGATGCAAGGACAACCGCGTCACGTGCGATGTAGTCTGCTTGGTCAGTTGTACGATCAGCAGCTAGATCAATACGGATCTGTGTGTCCGCAGCAGTACGATCAGCGATCTCTTGTACAAGAGCGTCACTGTCCGCGTCAGCACGAGACTCAGCAGCAGTCATACGACCTTCAACTGCGTCTAGTTCACCGTGAACTTCGTTCACAGCACCGTTGACTGTCTGTGCAGTTGTGTCGAATGGACCAACACCGATCTTAGCTTCAAGAGCGTCGATGTCTGCTTCGTTGACAGTTAGACGACCACCTTGTAGTGTCTGTTCTGTCTCTAGTGCAGTTGCACGACCTTCTAGTGAAGTTGCACGACCTTCAACTGCGTCCATCTCACCTTCTAGGGTAGAGATACGACCTTCGTCTACGTCTGTCTGAGCGTGTAACTCGTTAACAGCAGCAGTAACAGTTGATGCAGTTGTTGTTAGAACTTGTGAACCCATCTGACCCTGTAGAACGTCAACGTGACCTTCTTCAGTTGTCATGCGTGATTCTAGTGAAGTTGCGCGACCTTCGACTGCGTCCATTTCTGATTGCAGTGTATCGATCTCACCTTCAGCAGTAGTTACGCGACCCTCTAGTGCTGTTAGGTCACCAACTTCTACGTCTAGTTCAGCGTGTAGTTCGTTGATTGCAGCAGATAGATCAGTTGCAACAGTTGCAAGAGATGCAGATCCGACCTTAGCTTCTAGGTCATCGATGTCACCTTCGTTTACAGTTGCACGACCTTCTAGTGAAGTAGCACGTGCTTCAACAGCAAGCATATCAGCTTGTAGTGCGTCGACGTTTGCTTCTTCTGTAGTTACGCGACCTTCTAGTGCAGTTAGATCAGCAGCTTCACCGTCTAGTTCTGCGTGTAGTTCGTTAATCGCGTCAGAAACGTTTGTTGCAGTTGTGTGTAGAAGTGCAGAACCTTGCTTCGCTTCAAGAGCGTCGATGTCAGATTCAGCAGTGTTTAGGCGACCGTTCTGTACGACCTGATCAGAATCGATACCGTTTAGACGTGTACCGTGAACTGTAGTTAGTGCTTCTAGGTCAGTTGCACGAACCTCAACAGCGTCCATCTCGCCTTCTAGGGTAGTTAGACGACCACCGTTAGAAGAGATAACACCTTGTAGGTCTGAGTCTGCGTCTTCGAATGCCTGAACGATTTCTTGTAGTGTGTCCAGAGTTTCTGGTGATGTACCGATGATTGCATCAACACGTCCAGTAACTGTATCTACGTCTGTACGTAGAACACCTTCAACACTAGTTGCACGAGTGATTTCTGCGTTGATTTGAGCCTGTAGGTCTGTAACGTCACCCGCTTGTAGGTTTTGTAGTGCAAGGATGTCAGAGTCGTTTGCAGTAACCTGCGCCTGTACACTATCTACGTCAGTGCGTAGACCAGCTTCGATACCAGTTGCACGTGCAACCTCTGCGTCGATGTTAGACTGTAGGACGCCTTCTGCGGCAGTCGCACGGTTAACTTCAGCAGTGATCTGTGCTTGGTTATCGTTGTGATCAGATGCCTGTAGGATCTGAAGTGCAAGGATGTCTGAATCGTTTGCAGTGATTTGTGCTTGGTTAGAGTCAACATCGGTACGTAGACCTGCTTCAACACCTTCTGCACGAGTCTTCTCAGCGGCGATTGCAGCAGCGTTAACACCTTCTGCTGTAGTTGCACGAGAAACCTCTGCATCTAACTGAGCTTGTAGATCGTCAACATCGTTACCTACTAGGTTCTGTAGAGCAAGGATGTCTGAATCGTTTTCAGTGATCTGCGATTGTAGACTAGTTGTAGTTGCAGTTAGTACTGATTCTGCACCAGATGCACGAGCGACCTCTGCTAGGATTGCAGCGTTCAAGTCGGAATCGACGTTTGTGAAACCTTCTTCTAGGCTATCAACGCGAGTCGATAGTGCCGCATCACCAGCGATACGTGCAGCTTGCTCGATCGTGATGTTTCCTGCGTTTGTAGAGATGTTACCAATGTTTGTGTTGATGTCAGCGCGTAGACCTGCTTCAACACCTTCTGCACGTTGACGTTCTGTAACGACAGATGCCGCGTTTGTTGCTTCCGCAGCAGATGCGCGAGTAACTTCCGCAGTGATCTGTGCTTGTAGATCATCAACTTCGATTGTAGTGTTGGCGTTTAGTGCGTCGACCTGTGCTTGTAGGTCTGAGTCACCAGATGCACGTGCAACTTCTTCTGCACGTAGGTCTGTTTCGTTCTGAGAAGATAGAGTCTCAACAGCGTCCATCTCACCTTCTAGTACTGTTGTACGTAGAGATAGTGCGGTGTCAGCAGCGATACGAGCAGCTTCTTCTGTAGATACGATTGTGTTTGCGTGTGATACTGCCTGTTGCTTCGCAGTTGCGATGCGGTCAGTGATTGTGTTTCCACCAGTACCGTTTACAGATGCGTCACCGATTAGTGCAGTGTCTTGAGCGTCAGCGTGTTGCTTAGCTTCAAGCATGTGCGAATCAGCTTCTTGATCCGTGTATGCCTTCGCTTGATCTAGTACGTCTTGTGTTGAGACTGTGATGTCAACGTTGATCTGGTCGATCTGAGACTGTAGACCCGCATCCGCAGTTGAACGAGTTGATGCCTCTGCGTCGATGTTACCCTGTAGAGTAGTATCGGCAGATGCGCGAGCAGACGCTTCGTTTGAAATCGCAGTAGTGTTAGATGCGATTAGAGCGGACATATCTGAGTCCGCAGACTGGAACGCACCAACGATTTCTGTTAGTGAGTCTAGTGCCGCTGGATCAGTATTAGAAGTGATGAAGTCGACTTGTGATTGTAGACCTGCTTCAACACCTTCCGCACGTGCTTGTTCTGCCGCAACTTCTGCTGAGTTAGCAGCGTCACCAGCAAGACGATCAGCGATTTCTTGATCAACGCGAGCGTTTAGATCAGAGTCGCCTGCGATACGTGCAGCGTTCTCGATTGCAACTGAGTTGCTTGCTTCAGTGATTGCTTCTGATTTTGCAGTTGCAATACGATCTGTGATTGTGTTGCCTATAGTACCGTCAACAGTCGCATCACCGATCATTGTTTCGTCTTGTGACTCAGCATGTGCCTTCGCCGCAGATTCTGCTGCAACGATGTCTGCGCCTAGATCAGTACGAACTTGGTTGTCCGCAACTGCACGTGCAACGATCTCATCTTGGATGTTTTGTGCGTTTGCAGCTTCTGCGCTAGTTGCACGAGCGATCTCGCCGTCAAGACGACCTTCGATACGTGACTCTTCGCCAGTAGCGCGAGTGACTTCAGCAGTGATCTGAGACTGTAGAGAAGTAGACT